TGACAACTAGATCAATTGACATTGGTGTACATGTCAAAAGCATCATCATGATCCTCAAGATAATCGGCATCATAAACATTCAACTTGATTAACCCTTCCATAGAAGGAAAACCATTAAGAAGATCTTCCTTAGTGACATTAGCCTTCATCATGATCTTGGTGAAGTCACGCTCTTTGGGGTCGTTCAAGCGCTGTTCATAATGCTTACGAATCTCAGCAGTGGAGACGCCAAGCACCAGAGATACAGAATAAAACACGTGACGAATGAACTCGTACGCAACAAGATTTGTACCCATGGTGTCATAAGCGCTACCACAACAAGCAAGGAGAAAATCCATGCCAGTTCTAACACCGTTGGCACAGAAAGGGAGCTTCCAGTAATACTTGGTAATTGGTCGATACGGTAGAATATGAGCAGTAGTATCGGGAAAATGTTTGGGGCGTCGAATGAAATAGCGCTGCAAAAACACCATCCCGCGAGATCGTAAACCACCACCGAAATCAGGTTCAGAAAGAAATTCAACATTGTTACGAATTTCTTGGATTTCCATACCAAAAATTCGAGCAACAAATTTTGCAAAGGCGGTTTCGTTAATCAATTCAACAATGCCCACGTGAGAACTACCATTATGATCATCGCCGTAACAGCAAAAATGCACTTTGCCATTGGCGAAATAATAGTTCATGTTAACGCGACGGTGCGGGTTAAGTTCGAATTGAAGCTCAAAAAACAGCCAAAATAAAAACCCGCAGATCCACGAATCACCATGAGAGGTGTCCCATGCACCTGATGGCATACAGCCAATAATCATCTTCCATATATCACCAAACATATGCGTAAGACGTTGAGTTAACCACTTAATCGTAGCTTTAAGAAGTAGCTTGTACGCACGATCCGCTGGACGGTTTCGCGAGAAATCAAAATAAATTCCACCGCAAATGCAATACAATTCCATCAAGATACGATGGATTCGCATATCAAAGTTTTTGAAATCCCCATCAAAAAAACGCATATAGGGATCATCTCCTTGCATTTGGTAGTAATACTTTTGAGCACCGCCATGCCACCAACGAAGGCCAATTTTAATCATTTTACCTCTTTCCAAACGAGAGCGAAGCTTAAATAAGTGTTGTTCTGCGCATAATCCGGTCATAATCCGATAGTGAAAAATCTAAACTTATCGAATGCAGCAGAATTCTCTTTCGACCCATATCGCCCGTGTCGATTATTAGGTTCAGCTTTAGCAGCCATAGTAAAGCCGGCGTCTCGCATCTTAGGCTCATGACCAGCCATAGCGTCGGCCATCATCACACCAAATGACTTCTTAGCGTACGAAGTCAACTCGAGTTTACGACCCTGATAGCAGTAAACTCTCGCGAAAGGAAC